GATAATATGAATCGTCGTCGATTTAAGAATGAGGCCCATTTCTCAGATTTCTATGAGTCGATTAAAGATTTTGTTTTAGCGCGCTTAGGCTTTCCTGTTGTTCGAGTAGAGCTTACGGATTTTCAGATCCAGACGGCAATTGACGAGGCTATCTCAAAGCTAGACTACCATGCACCTGACTGGTGTACTCAATTCTGCACCTTTGCAACTAGGAGCGGTGTTTCTTTGTACGAACTACCTTCGGTAGTAACAAATAACTTTAGAAACGCAGTATACCGAAAGAATCTTTTAAGTCTCAGCCAAGGTAATGGAACTCTAGAGTTTGATTTCTTTATCAAGTACTTTCAAGATAACTTCTTATTCAGGGATTTCTCTGTAGGAGATTACTATGTCACCATCTCACACCTGGAGATGATGAGAAAGATTCTCGGTAACGACGGTACGTTTAATATTGTAAACAATAAATATCTAAACATCGCACCTCCTCCCACCATTGCTGAAGAAGTTCTTGTGGAGTTCAAGGCGATTGATAGTACTTCTCTGCACCCATACTTTGTTAACTGGATTCAGCGATTCAGCCTTGCTATCTGCAAGGTGATCCTGGGACAGATTCGCGGTAAGTATCAGCAGTTGCCTTCTCCTGCTGGAGGCGCGACGTTGAACGGCGATGCTTTGATAGAACAAGGCAATAAAGAGCAAGAGCAACTTGTCGAGCAGCTAATGACCGAGATTGAAGAGCCTCCCGCATTTAGTACCTTCTAATGTCGAAAAGAAAACAGTTCAGAACGAATCATGAAATCGTAGGGGACACCGCGTCGGAGTTCAACGATATGTTGAATCTATACGACCTGGAGAACCCCGACATTGAACTGTTTAATATGGTGGACGACGAGCTTATTCGTCTTGGCGGCTCCAAGATTCTGCTGTATAAGTTTTTCCGGCGAGAGAGTATGGCTGACGATCTGTATGGAGAGGCTTCCCAGAAGACGATCTCTAATACCCCCGTCGTACTTCAAGGCCATTACGAGCCTCAGGCGTTAGAAGAAAACCTTACTGAGTTTGGCATCGAAGTTACTAGCGAGCAGATCTTTACGTTTAACAAAAGTTATATCGAGAAACTTGTTGGACGCCCTCTCATCCCAGGAGATATTCTACAGCCTCAGTTCCAAAACCTCAAGTACGAAGTCTTCGAGGTTCAAGAAGATCAGTTCGATGTTTATGGCGTTTATCATCTAAGCTGTGCTGCAAGGGTCCTTCGCGACGATGAAGATATTCTTCGCACAGATGAAGCTTTCCCGCAGGATGAGGTGTACTAATGGCTGGCGCATACTGGACAATTGATGCGATCCGTGATGAGATGCAGGCATTGCGAGACACTGCAACGTTTCAAAAGCCTGATTTCTATCGCGCATTTACACGACGAATCAAAGAGCTTTTTGGCGACCTTCAAGTTTTGAAAGGCGATGAGACGCTGCGTACTGTAGACATCATTTACGCCAACCCTGAGCGAGCCATCGCTAAGATCATGGAGGGTAAGTCTACTCAGCTACCTCTTCTGTCTTTGCAACTAGATGGCATTGAACTTGCCAATGATCGTAGAAAGCCCATGGAGGCTTTGGTCGAAAAAAAGTATTGGCTTTCTGATAAGCAGAGAGCCGTGCGTTACATGGCGCTTGCGCCTGTGGCAGCAAACTTATCCTTCGCTGTCAATATCTGGGGTAAGTACGTCGAAGAGGTGAACCAACTTACGGAGCAGGTACTTCTCAAGTTCCGTCCTAACCTTCCGATTGATATTCGACCTGATGAAGTCTACCAGTCCTTCATCAAGGATGTGTCTGATTCTTTTCAGGTAGACATTGGTGATAAAAAAGATCGCGTTCTCAAAAGGATCGTTCGTTTCAATGTGGAATCTTACATACCAAGCAAGGTTTTTAAGTTTACCAATACAGGAGAAATCGTTACGATGAACTACGAGGTCTACCTCGAAGAGACAAACGGTCTTGAGACATTGGAAAGTTTTCTAGGTAAAGGAGCCCCCTTGCCTAAATCAAGTTAAAAAAATCTACGTTACCTGGACACTATCCTGTCTAAATACAATAGAGGTAAATCTAATGACCAATCACGTAAAAATCAAAAACCTAACTCACCAAGGTCTTGAGATTGTTGCACGCCAACCCTCTGGACAGTACGACCACATTTGGTTGGAGTCCAAGAAATCTGTCGTCATTCCCGCTAACGCCGTTACTCAACTCATTCGGAATATCGAGCAACGCCAAATGGTGAAGATTACAAACGTCTAATAGGAGAACACTAAAATGCCCGCATATGTAAGCCCCGGAGTCTATGTAATTGAGAAGGACTGGTCAGACTACAGCCCCTCTCTAAACTCAACAAACGTTGGTGTAATGGGTTTCGCCTCTCAAGGTCCTACCGGAAAGGCAACCCTCATCACCAATGCTGACCAATTACTCACTACCTTTGGTCGCCCCGATGATGTCGAAGGTGGTCAAGGTCTAATTGGTGCGTATCACATTCTTGATCGCACGAACACGGTATACTTCACTCGCGTAAACACCGACGATGCTGAAGTGGCCGATGTTGGCGTTCATATCGGTAACTGCCCTCATGTTGCCACAGCCCAGGATCTTGATCCCGCTAAGTTCAGCTTCTTCGCCATTGAGGTAGAAGACGGTGCGGGTAACTCGAAAACAACTACCCCTCAGTTCGTGAGCGTTCTTCAGGCGAGTTCTTACTTCTCCGGCGCGACGGCAGCAGACGCTGTAGTAACGGCTGTAAACCAGTCAACTAGCCCGACCTCACCCTTCAGTTTCCGTAAGACCGCTGCTTCGGCTGGAGACTTCATTGGAAGCTACGCGGGCTCTGGTGCGACCGTAAAGGTTTACGCTTGGCAGCACGACTCCGCATTCCCAAGCATTCCTGCGGGCACGGCCATCTCAGATCTTGCAAGTTTTGACGCTACTGCTTTCTCTTCAACCAACTCAGTAGCCCTTAGCTCGCACAGCGGCTTTGGCTACGTCGGGTCGGGCGATGGTAGTGGCGGGGTTACTAGCTCTGGCCTTACCCTCATCCCCGATAACCTCTCAGGAGGAGCCTACGTTACACGCACCCTGTACCCTGGTGCTGGGTATAACTACAGTTCTCTAGTTACCTCTTACGGTCTAAAAACTACAGGTCTTCAAGATAGCGTAGTAGCCTCTCAGGCCGCAGACACCACATTCAACTTGTTGATTGGCGGTGGTGCTGAAGAGTCTAACCGAGTCCAGCTAGTTAAGGATACTACAGGGATCGACCTGAACCCTGAGGCTGTTATCAACAGCACTACAGACGAAACAAACAAAACCTCTGACTACATCGTTGGCGAATTTGCCGTAGACTTGTCCAGCCGAGATGATGTTCTTTGGACTTTGCCCTCTGCATGGGGCGGCGGGTTCGGTGAAAACGGAACTGATACTCTCTCAGCAGTTAACAATTCAGGGACAAATGCAAGTGGCGCTCCCTCAGGTTTTGTTTACGCCAAACTTGTTGACGGAACCTACAGCTTCGCGGGGGGTGTGAATGGTGACCTGAGCGGTAAGACCTTCTCCGACGCTGATGTGAAGGCGGCTGTGATTGGTGATGCCGCGCAAAACACTGGAATCTACTCTTACCTCAAAGAGGATGTCGATATCTCCCTGCTCGTCATTCCTGGCTGCACAGAGCAGAACATTGTAAACAACGCCGTCTCGATCGCTGAGACCTCTCAGGAGTATCTCTTTGTAACCAACCCGCCCTTTGGTATTAGCTCTCCGCAGAACGCGATTGCTTGGTCTAACGGCGCGGCAGAAGGTCGTACAGCCGCTCTGAATAGCTCTTACGCTGCTGTGTACTGGCCTTGGGTTAAGCTCTTCAACCCCTTCACACAGGTTGACGAGTACGTCTCTCCCGACATCTTCGCCATCCGTCAGATGGCCTTCACTGATGCTAACTTTGATGCTTGGTTCGCTCCTGCGGGTCTGGTTCGCGGTCGCCTCACGAAGCCCGTCGATGTCGAGCTTGTACTTACACAGGGCGACCGAGATGCTCTCTACGGTCCTGGCAACGTCATCAACCCTGTTCAGAAGTTCCTCACTGAAGGCATTGTTCTTTGGGGTCAGCGTACTACGCAGCGTGCAGCTACGGCGCTTGACCGCATCAACGTTCGACGCCTGATGATTGTTATTCGCAAGATGCTTCTGGCCTCTACCCGCCAGTTCGTCTTCGAGCCCAACGACGCTGCAACTTGGAAGCGGGTCACCAATGCTGTCGAGCCCCTTATGGCCGATATCAAGAGCCGCCGAGGAGTTGTGGATTTCAAGGTTATCTGCGATGCGACTACCAACACCCCGATTCGAATCGACCGAAACGAACTGTGGTGCAAAGTAATCCTACAGCCCACCAAGGCTGCGGAAGTTATCGTCTTCGAACTTAACCTCACAAGTGCAACCCTGGGACTTGACCTCCCGACCACTTAATGCTATATAATTTAGGAGACAATACACATGGTTAATGTCAGTTTATCAGACTTCTTCGGGGAAACAGGTCGCGTTCTTGATGTTGCTGGAGCCACAGCGGGAACCGAGCTTTTCCACCGATACGACTCTTACCGCGCCTATAGCTGGCTAATCCGAATCAATGGAGTCGGCGGTGTTGTAGGCAGTATTCTCGCGAACACAGGTCTCACCGATCCTGATAACGTTCTGACCCTTGCTGCCAAGCAGGTAGGCCAAATTGGCTACAACGTTGAAGACATCATGGTTGACCGTGTGAACGATAAGTTCTACTATCCTGGTCGTCCCTCGACCGAGGAAACAGTAATCACCTTCGACAACCTGCTCAAAGGCGATGCAGCCAAAGCTCTCTTCAACTGGATGCGGACCACCTACGATCCCATCACAGGCACCCACTCCACTTCCGTTACAAGCGAAGTGGCAGGTGCTGCTCTGCAAGGAGGCGGCGGCTTCAAGCGCACGATTGATGTTGTGCTGCTAGACAACAACCGCAAGCCTCAGTTCGTGGCCCGTATGTACGGTGCCTACTGCAAGAACTGGCGACTCGCTGAGTTCAACTACTCCGCTAACGAATTCCACTCCATCGAGTGTACTGTTCGCTACGACATGGTTGGCTACTTCAAGAATGGTGATTCGGTCTTCGAAGATATTCTTGCTCCGATCGGCTGATTTAATTACCTAACAGACTTTAATATAGCTCCTAAATATATTAGGAGCTATATTTTTTTGTAATGTCTGAAAGCGTGTTTGAAAGGCTGCTTGGGTCCTACTCAGGTATGCGGAAAAGAACTTGGTCACTCCAGATAATCGAGGAGGGTTCCAAGTGGTGGAAAGGGCAGTTAGGCTTGGGGTCCATCGAAAAGGATCCTCAATCTGCGGTACAGAAATATCAAACTCTACTAAACAACATAGGTTCTGCACAGGCTGGTCAAGGCCAAAACACTCCCCAGCAGGCGATTCAGATATTAGTAGGTCAAGAGTACGGAGCGGTTGAGGCGACAACTGCGGGCATCGCATTTTCAGTCGCTCCTGGGGAGCCGCGATCCGTTACCACGGCAAAAATACCAGATGTGACGGCGGCTTTAGAGGAGTTGATAGCGGGAGCGAGTGAGGAGGCAGGAGACCCCAAAAAAAAGAAGAAGGATGGCGCTGAAGGTGGAGACGGTTCGCCAACCCCCGAGGAGTTAGCAGCCCAGGAGCGAATTGAGTTTTCCCCAGGGTTCACTGAAGATGCCACTCCCTTTTTAGAGGAGCTTGGAGTAAAGGGTGGTGTTGTAGGGTTCCTATCCAATCTTCAAAATAAAATCAACACCCCTAACGAAAGCTCTAAGATTGGAAGGTTTGTAAGTTGGATTATGGGAGATAATCCTCCCGAGATAAGTAAGGAAGGTCGTAAAGCCCTCTCCAACGCCACTGAACAGCTCGTCAACATCGCCCAAAAGGTTAGGACTGTAGATGGAAAGAAGGTCATTGTAGGGCTTACAGGTGAAGAGAGAGAAGCCCTCAAAATCATCACTGTTAGAAACAATGGCTCCGTATACTTTGGCCGTCCTGGAGAGTCGGTTCCTGGGTACGAAGTCCTTCAAGAAAATGCGTCTGAGTATGGTGACAGTAACTACGGATTCTCTCTAGGAAACTCTTTAGACCCTCTTGGCTCTATCTTAAAGGATGCTAAAATTGTACCTGAAGGAGTTGATATTGAGAATGTAAGTGCAGAAGATCTTGAGACTTTTGATTCGGTGCAAAAATCAAAAGCAGGTGCTTCTTCAGGAAACGATGCAATCGGAAAGCTAGAGGAGCTTGTTCACCTTGCCTCTCTTGCCGAAGACGAAACGTCGCCCCGACGAAAAAAACAGCACCTTAAAAAACTTAAGGAGGCTTTGGAGGAGTTTGGTGTTAACCCCGAACTGATGAAAGACCCTGACACCCCTGTCGATTCTGAGACCTACGAGACGCTCGAATCCATTGCTCAACAAATTGAGGATAATGAAAGTGCGCCTATCTTTTTGAAGAATCTTTTGAGGGATATGGCTCGCGGAAATGATGAGTATAAAAGGGCTCTCAACCTACAAGAGGGTGATATCGTTCTCTCTATGGGCATGGGTCAAGAAAGCATAATGTCCGAGAGAGCGGATACCGTTTCGTTTATTTCACCTGATGCGAATCTTGATACCACAATCCTACAAGGAACCTCCGATCAAAAAGTTGAGTTGCGGACTGTAGGCAAGGTTACCAGGGGAGAAAATGGCCCAGAGTTTGAGAATGAGGATGATAGAGAGCTATTCACAACATTAGCTCTAGCAAGAGTTCGTGACAGATATACCAAAAAACAATGGGCCAAGCTTAGAAGTACTAAAAAAGGTAAAGCGAAGATTGCCCGTCAAGCAGCTAAAATTCTACAAGGATTTCCTTACGAGAAATTAGAGGGCACTCGCATCATTGGGCCAAGCATTAAAAACATGCAAAGCGAATCTGATACTGCTAGAACAGGTTCAGTACAAGCTTCTAAGATGTATGGTTCCGCAACCAGGGAAGTTGATGGAGAATCAGTGCCTACAGGCAGGGATCATTATGATGCTTTGGTAGATAGGACCCTGGATCGAGAGATCGGTAATGGCGTCCTGACAGATGCTCAGAAAAGCCAAATCAAAGGGCATACCGACGAACAGCGCGATATGTGGCAGGAAGTAGAAGACACGGTTGGAAACTTTAATAGTGGTAACACGGCGGACTTTACATCGTTCCTTGACACCTTAATTGATATTAACATTCCGACAGTCCCGCCCCCCGCTGAAGACGCTGACCTTACTGTTGCTGGCAGAAAGAAGGAGAAGAAGAGACAGAAGCAAGAACAGAAAGCGAAAGCTGAAGGGCAGAAAGCGGCGAGAAAACAACTCGGTGAGATTAAGACTCTTCTCAATTCTAAAAGTCCCACTGATGTCGAGAGAGGAAAGCTCCAACTCTTTCAGTTAAAGCGTGTCGCAAGAGCCCAGAGGGATCCTGAATTCGCTCGATCTGTAGCTGTAAGTGATCTAATTGGTTCGTTTACATCTAAAGGTCCTGAGCCCATGTATATCAATCAAAGGTCACGGACTCTAATCGGCAACAACCATGCAATGACCTCTCATGCGATTAATGAAGCTATGAACGGTAAGGGCAGGGTTGAAGTCCGTGAGGCGCGAACACAGGTTTACGCTGAAGATGGTTCTCCTCTATTCGGTACACGACGAGTGAGTAGAAAAGGTAAGAGCCCTCAGATTGAATCTGAAATGGCTAAGGGAATGCTGGAAGCTACTTTGAAGCCTATTGGTCGGAAGTAAACCAGAAGTCGTCAGGAATACCCAGCACATCCTTTAGAAGATAGACATAACAACAGTTGTTGTAATAGAGATAGTTTTTTAGATGAGGTATTTTCTCTTCTACTACAACTATCTCTTTTCTTCTATTCTTCTTGTAGATGACCATCCAATCTCTATCACCTGCTTTCTTAGCATCCTTTTTAGCTTGGTCGATGAATCTATGAAAGTCGCTGGAGTCGCGAAAAACATCGTCAAACTCCAGGTCGTACCCGTTTTTGCACTCGATGGTAAACCTGAATTTTTGCGGCGTAATCAGATCGCCGTGGACTATAAGATGTTGTGGAAGCTGATGGGTGGACCCAAACGCTCCCGACCCAGGTGTCCTACAGAACTCGTTGGTATTGAACCGCTCATTCAATAGATGGGCGATCTTCCTTTCGAAGGTGGCACCTTTTCTTTTACTATTAACCCTTGGCTTCTTGCCAAATTCACCGTCACTTAAGATTTTTCTTAGGTCCGACATAACATATGAAAGTCCAAAAAAAACAATTTAGTCTTAAAACTGACGATTGGGTTTTCAAAACTAGGTCTGAAGGTAGACGAATGAAGATTTACATCAAACTCAGCAAAGCCGAATCCCAACAGTGGGCTTCCATCAAAGGCGCGGTCATTGGTCAAGGCACTATGTCTGACGGTGAGTTCGCCAAGATCATGCTGTTCCGTGGCCTGAACGGGTTCATGGATGATCTCAACAAAGCGATGGACGAGATGACCGCAGAGGAGAAAGCAGAAGTCCTCAAGGAAGCGGGCGTTGAGGCTGAAGTCGAACTTGAAATCCCGGTAGCCGAAGAAGATGAGAACCCTCAAAGTTCTGACGCACAAGGATGAGCGTCTCGCGACACGGCTAGTGCGCGAAAAGAAATCATCCAAGTATATTATCTTTTACCATTCCGAATGGGATGTCTGGTCCAACAAAGCTCTTGAGCGGGCTAAGACTTGGTGCCAAGAGGAAGGTGAAGAGACAGTATACGTGGTATCAAGCTGGGAGCTTCCTCATGTCTTCTCGGCATTTGGAATCACGAGCGCCCCGTCTGTGGTCGAGGTAAACGAAGGTAACGTCAAAGTGTTTGTCGAGTACCCGAAGATCTACGACTACTTCACGCTGAAGGATCAAACTCCCGCGTGATCGGGGCTTCCCCAGTGACCAACTCTCGATAATCCTGAAGCTTCTTGTTATACTTCTTATCTTTAGTGTACAAGAGCTTCAGGTTATTGACGATAACAGTGGTAAAGTAATTGAACGCTGACCCATTTCCAGGCTTGAAGTTCTTGAGAGTCTTGAACGCGAGCATGAAGCACTCCTGCTTCGCATCGTCGTAATCCACTCGGAACTTGAAGGACATCAGGATATTGGTGATTAGTGTGTCGAGAAGTTCTACCAGTTCCGTTTCGTAGGCACTATTATCTTCTAGGTATCCACGAATCACTTGCTCGAACCTTTTGTTGTCGATGTAGTGATTTTTTCCCATAACCCATTATAGAGCATGAGTATTGACGATTTACTAAAAAGTTTCGAAAACGCTGAGAATACTCATTCACAAGAAGTAGGTTCCGAGCCTATTGTTTTCATCCACGACTCGTGCGTCAAGGAAGCGGGGCAGGTCTATGCTTTCCGTGACGATGAGTATGGGGTGCTTACCCAGCTTCTGTCCAAGACCAAGCTACAGTCTGACGAGTATCAGTTCCTCGCGGCCATAGAGACGTTCGGAGTGTCCGAGAAGGATGTTACGACCAAGATGATTCAGGAGGCGCGTCCTGCGCTTGAGGAGCATCTGAAGACCGCTGAACCGAAGCTAGTGTTCGTTCTTGGCAACCTCGCCATGAAGACACTGCTGCGTCGCTCAGGCATCTCCAACAAGCGCGGCAAGGAGTTCTGGGTAAACATCGACGGCTTCGATATCCCTGTCGTGCCTGTGTATCATCCGTTCTCGTTGTATTCTGAGCCCAAGCTGCGTAGCTTGTTCGTGCAGGATATCAACAACGCCTACGATAAGTTCGTTCTCAAGAAA